TAAATAAACTAAATACAGCATCTGATGTATCTGTAATAGTAACTGTAATTGTATCAGCATTTCCAGAGTCTTCTGATACTATTATAGATTTTACTATCGCAGTTGTAGCACTAGGCACTGTATATAATGTTGTAGCTGATGTAGTTGTTAAATCTACTTTTTTATTTACAAATGAATTAGCCAAAGAAATAAGCCTCCGCTTCTGCTTCGTCTTTTAGATCTTGTTGATAAGTAGTATTTAATTTTTGCACAATACTATCTACATCTCTAACAAACGATTGTTGAATTTGTTGATCATATTTTTCTGCGGGTTGTGTTAATGCTTGTACTATTCTAGCCACGTTTTTTAACTCCTTTAATAGTTTTTTTATTTAATGATGCATAAAAAACTTGCTCACCACGTTTCTTACCATATTGTTTTTTCATTGAAGTCATAATCTTTTTACCTTTTTTATTTAATGGCATTATCTTCTCCCATCTGGTTGATAATCTATTCTAAATGTTCCTAGTTTCCAAAACTGACTTGTACTAGTATTTTCTACTTTTAAAGATATCTCTCTAGCTCTTGCACGTGTATCTATTTTTTGTGTACCACTAGATATTGTAAATGGCCCTAATGTAGAACTGGCTGATGTATCATTTGGAAAATCTCTTAAATTTAATGTAACTCTTGCATCACCTGTTTGTGCAAGAAAATCTGGTATGACCCTTCTAATCTTCATCATAAACTCACCATCACCAGCTAAACCTTGTGAGCCAATATCAAAATTACCAGATTGTATATTTGATGTTATAGCAGTTGTTTGACCTAACTTAACTTGATTTAATCCTGTTTCATGTTCGTAGTATGTTGATGCACCATCACTATTACCATGAACATAGTTAACATCACTATCAGCTGTCTCTGCACTTGAATCATATTCCGTTGCATGTGGTTTACCAAATACAGCAGAGTCTTGCCATGCTGTTCTAGCTAATGTTCCCGTAGTCCACACTGGTCGCTCGTTGCTTGAGTCTAGATAATTGTATGCTACCATTCTATTTACTGTTCCTGAACCTGAGTTAGGATAAAACCACATTACTTCACCAAACAAGTTATTCAAACCTGCATTAATGTGTTGTTTTGGAATTGTATTAATATCATCGTAGACATGGTCTTCAACTAAACATGGTAGTGATTCTAGTTTACCTGTATATCTAAAGAAACCATTTTCTGACATCCAGTATGCTGTACCATCAACCTCAACAGCTGCGTTCTGTCCTATTAATCCACAGTTTGTACCAACTTGTTGAAATGAGAAAGTAAATGGTGGACCAACAAAACGCATAATAAATAACGCGTTATCTGTCCAAATGTAAATCGCATCACGACCTCTAATTGCTCCAACAATTTTAGATCCGTCTGCAAGTCTTTGTGTACCTGCAGTATTTGTAGCACTAGGTGTGTATGTGTTAATATCTTCTTGAGAAGAAAATCTTATAAACATTGGGTCTTGTGTAGACTTAGTTCCAATAGTTGTCTCTGTTCCAAAAAATATTAAGTGACGATCAGGAGTAGATACTAAACTAAATGCAGATGCAGTTGGTGCATTAGTTATAATAGTTGCTCTAGTATTATTAGCAAGAGTTGGATTTGAATCCCATTCAAAACTTTCACCACCATTAATTGTTGCAACAAGTTTGTTACCTAAATTATCTAGTGACCAAAGTCCTGGTGCTGTTACAACGTCTCCTGATGCTGCAGCGTTCCATGCAAAAAAGTTTGATGCATCTGTTACTGTTGCACCTGATGAATGTGATGCAGCTGTTGTTCCTAAAGCACCTCTTGTTAATCCTGATAACGTGCCACCACTATTACCTGTATATGTTATTAATTCTGATCCAACGATGACTGTTCCTGTTGATGGAAAAGAAGATGAACTAGCCATGGTTAATGATGTTACACTTGTATTTATTGATGACGATAGTGTTGATGTAAACTGACCTAATTGTTGCCCGCCCCAAGATCCAAGACCCCAACCAGTTGATGCAACTTCAACTGCTGGCCCTACTGGATAATAATGTTGAACTCTAATACCACCAGATGTTGATGCACCAGATCCAGATTCATTAGATTCCATTTCTATTGTAAGAGTAGTACTTGTTGGTATTGAAGTTACCATAAATTTTTTATCTGTAAAATCACCAGATACAAAACCAGAGTTAGTAATAGATGTAAAATTATCTAACAATATAATATCAAATTGATTAATATTATGTGCAGAAGAAAAAGTTAAAGTTACAACTTTTGATTCATTAGTTGTAGAAAAAGCACTTGTTAAAGTTGTTGTCGCTTTAATAGGATGTATGTCATAAAATATACCACCAGAGTATGCATACAATATTCTATTAGTTCCTAGAACTGCATACTTAATACCTGATGTATTTACAAAATGATGAATAGCCGTAGTTCTACCTGTAATTTGAACAGAACCTAATTGTGACCAACCACCTATTTTTTCAGGTGTGCCATATCTAAAACGAACATTATCACCATCAACCCACTGACTCTCGCCACCCGTTGAGGTTACTTGTTTATTAAATCCTGGTGCAAATTTTACTTTTTGTAACATAATTTTATCCTATCTAGAATTATTTGGAACGCCTTTGCTATTAACAAATGGTGCTTCTGCGAAAGCCATGAATATGTATGTTGCACCTGAAGTATTAACTGCTCCTGTTGTTGCTCTTGCTTTAAAACCATTTGAAAGTATATCGTATTGAGTTGTAGTAGCTTCAGCATTACTTGTGTCTGGTGTTAATCTTTTATCTCCTGGATTTCCTGGATTTCTAATTGAATCTAATAAATTCCAACTATCTCCTGAACCACTTGATTTTTTAGTAAGAATCCAAGCTGGTTTAAATCCTGTATAAACAAATGTTCCATCAGCATTTCCATTCCCTGTGTAGCTTCCAAATTTTGAGTAGCCTTTTTTTTCTGCAAAACAATATGCAATCATGGTTCCACCACTAGGATTAGTTGTACCTGATGCACCTACACTAAAAACAGATGAGGTTGGTTCAGTATCATTCCAATTATTTGCATTGTCAGAAGTTGCAGCACTTGAATTTAATGTTAAAAAATCTGTTGCTGGTGCTGATGTATTTTTGTGATGATACATATACCAATTAGCTGAACCACTTCTTTTTTTTACAAGTATAATAGCAGGTTTTGTACTTAATCCATGTTTTATCGTTTCTGTTCCTCCAGTTCCAGTATATGAACAGATTGAAAATCCAGCATCTGTTGACACACTTCCAGTACTATCAATGCTTCCTATCCCTGTTGCACTTGCATCATTGGTAAATGATGTTCCAGCTTTCCAATTCCATGCTACATATTTTATAGAATTTTTATTAAAATAATCATTATTTGATGAACCAGCAGTTGTTGTAAAACCATCACTATTAAAAGAAGATATATAACCATATACTTGATTAGCATTTGCACCTTCAGCACCAGTATTATTAGATACTAATTCTTTTTCAGCACCAGCACCCCTTACAGAATCAAATAAAAAATGATTACCAGTTATACTGCTTAAACTATCTCTAGGTTTTGACCAAACCCAATCAGGTTGCATATTTTCAGAACCATCTAAAGTAAAACTTTTAGTTCCACTACCATCTCCTGTCCATATTAAAGTTTGAAAAAATAGTTCAGGATTATCTATAGTTGTATAAGCCATTAAAATCCTTTTTTAATTTCTTTGCATGAGTGTAACGAATGTAAAGCCATTATCCACTCTCCGCTAGGTTTTTTGTGTTAAGTGCTTTAAAAGTTTTACTAGCACCATCTCCTGTTATTGTTGTTGAATATTCAAAATTTCCATATTCGCCATCTGTATTACCAGAAGAAATAGCAAATGATGGAGAACCAAAATTAACTTCATAAGTAGATGAGTTAGATGCGTTGTTATCTCCTACAGCAAAAAAATAAGTTCCAGCAGTTAAAGTTAATCCTGTTCCACTATTTTGTAATGATCCATCTTTAGAAAAATATAATTTATTATTATCAAGATCAGCATAAATACCAATTATATTTCCAGAACTATAAGAAGCAAAACTACCAGTTAAAGATCCACCATTATGTTCTACATCTCCACCATCATCATAACTCCAACCATCTGCTCTGTTTCCAAGTTTATTGCCATTATCATTTGCTGTTGCAACACCTCTAACTACACCTACTGTATATCCAGCACTTCCAGATAATTTAGTTTCCATATACCATTTACCAGAGGAGAAACCTATTGTAGAAGTATTGTAAGTTATATTTCCACCTGTTGTTACAACTTTTAAATTACCTTCACTAAAAGTTGAACCAGCAAAATAATTATCAAGTGGGTTCATAGTTGCAAAATTATTAGTGCAGGTATCTGTGCTTTGGTCTACTGCTGTTAAATTATTTACAGTAAAGTCGTTATCATTACCTGATACATCATTACCTAAAGCTGAACTATCTTCAAAGTCTAAATAAAATCCATTGTTGCCAAAAGTTAAACCAGACACATCTTTTGGTTTCCATATTGTTGGACTATCACTATTAAACTCTCCATAATCTGTATGTGCAGTAACATTCCCATCCACAAAGACTGCTTCTGCTAAATAGCCATCAAAATAATTAGTAGATAACGAGCCACCTAATCCTATTCTACCAAAATATTTTGTAGTATTTATTGCAAGTCTAAATTGATAATCTTCTGCTGGATAACTTTCAGTAGCGAAACTTGTTTCTTGTACACCATTAACATACAATTTTAATCTATTAGAAGCTGTGCCTTGTGTCGAATCCCCTAAAAGCAAAAAATGAAACCAAGCACTATTATCTCTAAACAATCTGTTTGTTTTTATATTTAAAACTGTTGAACCACTATTTTTTTCAAAATATTCAAAAGTACCATCTGCATTAATACCCATAAAAACTCTATTGCTACTATCGGCTCTTTCTCCCCAAAAATCTTGAGAGCCTGACCCATCATAAGCTTTTCCAAGTTTAAACCACCATGATAAACCAAATATTTTATTATTAGTTGGAGTACCGTAAGTTCTTTGAAGATTATCTGAACTACCATCATTAAATCTTGCAGAGTTAGCTACATTATAGCTTGTGGCTGCTGTTGCTGATCCTACATTGCCAGGTAAAATTAATGGCATATTAAGACTCCAGTCTTGGAAGCTCACCTAATGGTCTAGTAATTGAGCCATCCTCTTGTTCTGTGTACGTGTATAAAGTCTCAAGAGCTGGAGTATCACTTGCATTTGTAATTGCAGTTTCCATTTCTGCTGTTTTAGTTCTTACTGCTGCTCTATGATTTGTAATAGATGATGGTACTGCTGTACCTGCATCTGCTTTTCTGACTATATACCAATCTGTTTTTTGAAGTTCTCCTGCAGCTTGTTGTTTTAAAGTTTGTATTAAATTATATTTTAATCCTCTAGATTTTATTTCTCCTTCAGTTCCTAAACCATCTGTTTCATCTTGTGCGGTAAATAAACTATCTGCATGTGCTTTAGCGGTTGCGTCCCCATATGCTGCAGTTACTGTTCCAGCGGAGGCATCATAAGTATAAGTTTGATTAGTGTTTATATACCATTTTTCATCTTTTTTCTTACTGTCATCAAAAGTTACTTCTATAATTCCAATAGCTGCTAATTCACTTGCAGTCCATGCAGAAAAAATTCTAGCTGGGTATTGAACATCTCCTATAACCAAAGGTTTAGGGTGATTAATAATTTTTGATATTGATCCGCTCGTTATTATTGCATGCATATTATATCCTAACTTTCACTTAAATTTAATGTTCTACCTACTTCTTGCCATACAGAACCATTGTATCTAAATACTAAAATATCTGTTTTACCATCTGTATCTGTTGTCGTTGGAGCTGTCGACGCAGCAAATTCAAAAATGGTGTTAAAAGCAATTGTGTGTGAACCATTATAATTAATTTCAAGACAAATAAAAGCACCTTCTACTGCGTTACTTGGTGCAGAGAAAGTAGTATTTTCTGTTGTTACATGAAAAGCGTTTGCTGCAGCACTTGCATCCCAAGCTACTGCATTTGATGAAGATGATAATGCCACTTGTGCTACATTAGCTGCTACAGAAAAAGTAGCAACTCCTGCTTGAGTAAGTGTTCCACTAACATCTAAGTTTCCGTTAACATCAATTAAAGTTGAATTAAGTTCGAGTTCGTCATCAGCATTAATATCTAAATCACCATCAGCATCTGATCTAATATTAATAGCAGAATCTCTAAATTGAAGTTGGTTATCAGCATTAAGTAATAAACCATCATTGTGAACATGAGTTAAAGTAACTTCTGCATCAGCACCAAATTTAAGTACGGCAGAATCACTAAGAAGTGTTACATCATCTCCAAAAATTCCATCTTTGGCTACAGATAAACCACCATCGGTTTGTAGTGATCCATCAGTCGTAGAAGTTGCTTCAGTAGTATCATCTGTTTTTAAAATACCACCAAAAGTACCTGTTCCAGAACCTGCTAAGTTTCCAACTACATCAATTAACGTAGCAGTTAATTCTATTTCATCTGTTGCTGCAATATCTAATACTGTTCCACTTGCACCCTGTATAAATTGAGTGGCATCATTAAAACATAATTTGTTTGTAGAGTTTAAAGTTAATCCTGTACCATCTGTGTGAGTTAATGTTGTATCACCATCAGCACCAAATTTTAATACTGCAGAATCTGAAATTAAACTTAAATCATCACCTACTGTTAAATCTGTTGCAACTTTAACTGTTGTATCATCATCTAAAGTTAATACTGTTGTTCCATCATATTGTTTAAATATTAAATCATCACTGTCTACACCAAGTTGAATAATTTGAGCACCTGCAGTGCCATCCATATCTAATGTTAATTGTAATGTCCCTGCATCTTTAAATTCTACATTTCCACCTGCTGCATCAATAACAATATCTGCTTCTGCATCCAATGTAATATCTCCAGAAGATAAAGAATCTATTTCAGCAATCGCTGGAGTTGTTAAAGTTTTGTTTGTTAAAGTTTGTGTTGCAACAAGAGATACTAGAGTTGAACTAGAACCATCAGGTAATAACATTTCATTTGTAACAGCTGCTGAGTGTGGTTGAGCTTTTAAAATTTGACCATGTGAATTAGACTCACAATTAAATTGAATAGCACCTGAATTTGTATTACCTCTAACAGTTACATGACCTGTACCATTAGGAGCTAATTCTAAATCTGCATTAGAAGTAGTTACAATATCTGCACCATTCATATCAAGATTACCACCTAATTGTGGAGTTGTATCTTCTACAACATTTGATATTGCACCTGATGTAGCAAGCCCTGCTACAATTGCTGATCGTGCAATTTTTTTAAGTCCACCACCTGAAGTATCTACTGCTATAAAAACATCATCATTAGCAACTGTAGATATTTCTGATAAATCACCTGCAGCAATTGAATTAAAGTTTGTACCATCTGCAACTAAAATATTACCTGCAGTGTTAGTACCCATAGTAATATCATCACCACCAACAGTAAGATCTCCTGTTAATGTTAAATTTCTAATACCTGTATAATCTTTATTTGAATCTAATATAACTGCTTTACTTGCTACAGCTGTTCCAACTGCTGTGCTTCCTATATCTAAAGCATTTAATTCACCTACGACTGCTGTTATACCATCAAGCACATTTAGTTCTGCTGTAGTTGAAGTAACTCCATCTAAGATGTTTAACTCTGCTGCGGTTGAAGTAACTCCATCTAAAATATTTAATTCTGCTGCTGTTGAAGTAATTGCTGTGCTTCCAAAAGTAAGTCCACCATCTGGCACAACTATGCTGCTACCTGATTGCGCTGTAAAAGTATTTGCTGTAAATTGAAAATCATCTGCTCCAGCAATTTTAATGTCTATTTGATCATCTGTATCTGCTGTAATAGTTGTATCACCATCAGCATCTAAAACTAATTCTCTACCTTCTAAATCAAGAGATCCACCAAATCCTGCATCAACAAGATTTGTTCCATCAGAGTAAACTAACCTCGTAGTTTTTTCTGATACACCAAAAGTTATACCTGTTCCTGATGCTGTTTTAAATTGAACTGTGTATGCACCTGACGTGCCGTTAGTTACAATGTAAACTTTTTCAATTGAATCTGGTACAGTTACAATAGAATTTCCTGTTATTGTCCCTGTTAATTTTATAACAGCGTGACGAGCAACTGATGTAGATTCTGTTGCATCACCATCTGTAATAGTTAATGCTGTTGTACCACCACTAGTTACTGCTTGTTCTACGTAACCAGCAATTGATTTTTCTACAATTTGTAAGTTGGTATTAGTTTTATCACCCCATGTACCAGCGTTTTCGCCGGTTGCCATTAGTTCTATACCAAGATCTGAAAATGTTGATGCCATAATTTAGTCCTTAAGGTGTTTGAGAAGGCACTGGGATTCTTACTGTTCCATCTGTGTAATCATCTCTTCGTCTTCTACCTATTTGTTCTCCTCCAAATTTTTGTACTTCTTGTTGATACTTTTGTTCATATAATTGCAGCATGTCAGCTGGACCTTTTAAAAAACCATAAGTTTCTGCTAGGCAACAATATAACAGACCATTTGGAAAATTTAAACTAATATAATTAGTATCATTATTTTCTAATAGTGCTGGAGCTGCGTTGTAGTGAATTTTGTAAGCAAATGTACTACCTGGTGTTGGTGATACAATTATAGATCCAGAGTTTGAGGAACTCTCCCCAGTTGCTCCTGTATCTAACATAGCGTAGTATTTTGGTGTACCAGTAGATGTAGTTGCCGAAATATATTCTTCTAAAAATGTCAAATCTCTTTTCTCTAAATATACATTTGCGCCAGTAAAGGTAGATCCAGTTGCAGTATAAACTTGCACTGCTCTAATAAACACGGCTCCTGCTGGGACAGTTACAGTGCCTGTTCCAGATGTAAAATTACCTGTAGATGTTTTTCTATCAGCATCAATTGGCACATCTCTAAAAATTCTGTATTGTGCATTTAAAATAATATTTTCTAAAACACTGTCTGACAACACTGTAGAGCTAACTTCTGTGTAACTTCTTATCTGTGTTTTTAATCCTGATGCACTTAATCCTGCCATATTATGCTGTCAACGTTGCTGGACCAGCCGAACAACTATTGCCTCCTCCTGATACTCCTCCACTTGTAGCAGTGTTTGTGTCTACAGTAAAGTGATAGAAGTTGTCTGTTTGTGTTATGTTTCCACTTGAATCTCGTTTGCCAACTGTAATCGAGTAGCCAGCAGCTTTTGCAACATTAGTTCCAGTTATACCATCAAAACTTTGTGGATTATTAAATGATGCAGAAGTAGATGGTGCACCTCTAAATCTTACAGTATCACCTGTTGATCTACCATGAGCTGGTTCTGAAACGTTTATAATACCAGATGATGCTGCAATAGTTTCAAAAGGACTTGGTCCTAATATTGCAATAATTTCATTTTCAGTTCTATCAACTCTAGCGTTTAACAATCCCTCCGCATCAGCTCCTCTTGTTCTTAACTCTAGTTGAGGATGTTTTTCTTCATATTCAGATTTGTGAACAAAAGAACCATTCCATTCTTTCATCATTTCATTATATGGAAACTCCATTCCTGATCTATCTGATATTGCTTTTGAATATTTTCCTCTTGCCATTATGTTCCTGGGTAATAAGTTTTAGGGGTTATATGTACACTAGTAGAAGAACCATCTTCTGATAATGCTCTTTGAAATTCATCTTCATAATAAAGTTTCATAGCTTGTATTCTATCAGGTGCAAATTTTTGTGCTAAATAAAATGCAAGCCCTGATACCATACAAGGTACAAATCTAAACGGTACGTCTGTTGCATCAGTATACGTTGAGTCTGCATCTTGTATTCTTTTTACATAATAAAAATGTAAATCCTTAGATGCATTGGATGAATCTGCTGTTGGATAAACTGTTAAAGTAGTCTTATCAATAAATCTTTGTACAAAATACTGAGAAGGTGTGCCTTTAGATAATTTATTAGATAATGCAGAATATGTTGATCTATCTATTTTTGTTAATGCTTGATCTGCTTGTGATGTAGAAGTTCTACTAGTTCTTAAAGTGGCCTCTAAAATATCTGCTACACCATAAACATCTGATGTTGCGTTTGTACCAGAACTTGTTCCATCTCCTGTTGATCTAAAAAAATTATATTCCGCTTGACCTTCGATTAGATCAATATTAGTTTCAGCTATTTCCCAATAGTGCAAACCTCTATTACCCCATTCTTGAAACATTATGTTTAAAGAACGTCTTGCAGATCTTAATTGATATCCAGAAGTTACTTGTGATCCAATTCGCTCATACGCCTCTGCAATTAAATCATCAACTGCAAAAGTTTTGTCGAAAGTAACTGTGCCTGAAGTTGTATTGGCCATCAGTTATCTCCTAATATAATTTTTTAAATTCTGCTATTACCGTATACATGTTACCAGAATCAGCGGTACCTGGAACTACAAGATTAACATCACTTTCATTAGTGTTATTTGACTTATCAGTTTTTAATCCTCCAAATTCTCTAAAATCCCAATATCCTGCATTAGTTAATCCAATAATAGGAATATCTCCATCATCATCTTCTTCATCTAAACGTGCAAAAGAATCTCCACCGTCACCACCTTGACATGAATACCATACTCTTTGTAAAACTAAGTGTAAACAAGATGCACCTTGTGCGTTTTTAGCCATTGCTGAAACGTCACCAAATACTGTTGTTGCACCTGATCCGTCTGATTGATTTACTATTTTAATAACCACTCTAACATCGTTTTCTTGCATGATAGTTGGTCCTGTTACTGTGTCTGCCATGTTTCCCTCCTTAATTAAGAAACTGTGAGGGCCGAAGCCCTCACATTAAGTATTATTATTGATTTGCGAATGCGGGTGCATCTGCACCTTCTTGATATCCCCAAATAAAATAGTTTGTACTATCTTTAGCTAAAATGTTAATTTCAAAACAACCAAAGTCTGTAAGAGTTAACTTTGAGTTAGAACTTCCATTAGAGTAAATTGATACGTTATCAGCATTTGAATCTAAATGAGCTATACAACCAATGAAAAAATTAGAATTTCCTGGTGTTATAATAATTAGATTTTCTGCTTCTTCCGCAGCACCGCCGTAGATAAGTTTATAACTTTGACCAGCAACTGGAGTTGGTAAAGTAATTGTTCTATTAGCTCCAAGTGCAGGAACTACAAGAGTTCTTCCACTATGTGTTGCAGCGTCAAGAGTTTTATTCTCATCTCCTAATGCTACAGGCGCATCACCCATAGTTATAATTTCAGTAATTACTCCAGTGCTTGAGTTTTTACTAATAGCTTTAAGTGTACTCTCAGATCTTATTGGACCTGAAAAAGTTGTATTTGACATATTAATATCCTCCTAGATATTTTAAATGTAGTCCCTAGGGAATGTCGACTATACGCGTCTACATTTAATTTATTTTATTTTTGTATAGTGTGATATTTGTACAACAGTTTTTAGTAGAGTGCAAGAGAGCCTGTAATGTGGAGTGAATTTTCCAACGATGTAGCTTTTTATTAAGTAGCTACAGAAACTTGCGGAGCGGCATCCTCAATAGTGTTTTGCCTGTGAGCAAGAGCTGCTTCTTCCAGCTTAATGTCAGTAATGACTTTTTTAATTTTGTCATCAATTCTGACCATATCAAGAGTATATTTACCATTGTTAATATGCTCCTGTTCCCACTTCAACTCCAAGGACCTTTTTTGTTTGTATAGGTCTTGTATCATTAATAACCTCCTCAAAAGTTATTCGATTTATCTCGTCTGAGTAATTATTTCCGAGATATTCCCATGTTATACTCTTTTCTCCAATCTTGTCAAGGATAGATTGTTCAACTGATTTAGGGTTATCTTTAGCTAATATTTCAAATCTAGCGTGATGCTTATAAGCCCAGATGTTTATTAAGAGTTTTTTCATGATTAATCCTTTCTAAAAGTCAATTGTGGCGAGACTGTGTCCCGCCACAAAAATGTTATGATTATGCTCCTGGTGATCCGAAAATACCTCTCCAGTCAGAGAATCCAAAAGAATATCTCTCTCTAGCTTTGTATCTTACGTTTCCAGTTGTGAAGTCACCTTCCATAGCTGTTTTCATCGGTGCTCTAACAAAGTGTTTTAGACCATTAGGCACGTCTGTTTTGATAAAGAACGCATCTGTATCTGTTAAGTAGTGGTTAACCACATATCCTTGTGGAACCATTCCTTTAGATACAACAGCATTAATATCATTATCAGCTGTTCCAACTCTTCCAGCAGACTTCATTAATCTCTCAGCTGTAAATTGCAAAGCTGAAGGTACAATTAATTTCATACCTTGAGATGCAATTTTAAGACCTCTTTCGTCAGTCGTTGCAGCGATATCTATTAAAGATTGCTCCAATGATGTTTCGTTAAGGTCAGCCGCAGTTGATAACTCATTTCTGTCTGTTCCTGCTACGATTGGGTGATCGTCAGCACATAGTGCTTTTCCATCTCCACCGTTTGCAGTTCCAAAAGCGTTGTTTAACACATTAGCAGCTTTCACTTGTTTAGTGTTAGCCATCGATCTCGCTAAAGCTTTTGTGTATCTAGAAGCTAATCTATCGTAGAGGTTATCTTCGATAGCTTCTTCTGTGATTGCAAATGCCAAAGCAAGTGTTTCATGTGTGTAACGAGCTGTGAAAGTTTCTTGTGCATTATCAAATGAAACTGAAGTTCCTTCAGCTTTGATTGGTGCATTTGCGAAACCAGATAACATTACTTCCTCTTCGAAAGCTCTGTCACTATTTTCTGTATCGAAAATTTCCGCATGCTCATTAGCATAGTTGTTGTATTCCAAGCCGAATAGTGCATTCAAACCTGGCTCTAGTTCTTTAACTAGTTGTCCTCTTGATATAGCCATAATTTATTCTCCTATTCTGCTATTATACGCCAGTAGCGGTCATGTAGAAGTGTTCATTAATGATTACCTTAAAATTACAATTAGCAGATGTTAAATCGCTATTGTCAGGGTCATCAGAAACTCCAATGATTCGCATGTTGGCTGTTGTTGTTGCTTGTGTATCCGTTAATTCAGTTTTAGAAACAAAATTCGGTGTAACACCTGCTGAAACAGTTAAATCAGCGTTTGTAAAAACGTCTAATTGTTGAGTCGCACCAGTTGCTGCCGATTGTATTTCATAAACTTGAAAAGGATCGTCAGTAATAAACGCTTTGATATCAGTAGCTGCGTTTGAAGCAACTAGGTGATTAGCAAAGGTTGGTTTACTTGTAGTCGCGTCAGTGAAAAAAACACCTTGCATAGAGCCCAAAAGAACTCCGTTATCTGTATTCGCTGCAATTCCGACTGTACCAGCTGCTAAAGCTAACATCATATCGTTTTGAGCAAATGCAGATGCACATGCTGCTACTTCGTACTCAGTAGCGGCGTTGTTATCAGCTGCTTGACCAATTTTGCCTAGGGGTTTTAATCCGAAAGCTGCGTCTTGGTTTGCCATATTATTATCTCCATTTGTTTACCAAAGGTAAACGGTTAATTTATTCGTTGGCAAAAATTACTAAAAAACTATTAGTCTTTTTTTGTACCACCGAAGGTTACACGAGTCTGTCTATCAATATCGATAGGCATACCTGGGTGCTGTTCCTTCAAGAGGTCGTTATCAATCGCTTCGTCTTTTGCTTTTGTGAGTTTATTAAAATATTCCTCACGCGATTTAACTAACTCTATCGATATCCTAGCCAGCAATAGGCCACCAACTCCGATCACGCCCTTGTATTTTCCATCGTTAATAGTTGGATAATCAGTTTCTGGATATTCATCAGCTCTTACTAATTCGTATCCTGATCTTAATTTACCTGACATGTTTTTTGTATCATCAAAACCCATAGTCTCGGCTCTTATCCATCTGTGATGGTACCCATCTGGTGCAGGGGGTGCATCTAAAGATGACGGTGGAGTCCAAACGGTTTTTTTAACTGTCTTAGCTCTTGTTTGACTCGCACGGGAAGTTTTTATTTTATCTGTACTCATATGCTTATGCCTCCTTCGTGATTTTTAATTGTTTCGCATATTCTTCTAGTGGCACTCCTAATTTTTTAGCAATTGCTACTTGAGATGAAGTGAGTCTCACTGTGTTGCGACTTGGTTTTACACTCCGCGTAGCTGACGCTACAGTTTGAGTAGGTTTAGTCGTTTCCGTTGTTTCAGTTTTATCAAACTTATGTGGGAAGTCAAGCCTCATCCTTCTATCGACTTCAGCGTAATATTCATCAGTCTTAGGATCAAACCCTTCTTCTTTAGTAAGTTTATCATGTAAATCAAAAGCAGTATATGTCATTGCACTATCTTGACCAAACCAAGGATTCTTTTCAGCCCACTCTTCTGCTTTTGGATCAGCAGCAGGTGCTTGAATAGCTTGATCTAGTGATCTTGGTGCAACAGTTTCCTTTGCTTGTTGTTGGTATCTACTTTTTAAAGTGCTAACTTTAGACTCTTCAACACCAATTCTAGCAATTTCTTTTTGTGCTTCAACTTCTGCGTTGATATCTCCAGCTTCTCTTGCTCTTAAAAGTTGTGCTTTAGCTGCTTCAAGTCCAGTTTTTAATTTACCTTCCATAGCATTTACATAACCTGGTTCTAACTTCGCTAGTTTTTCTTTTAATTTATCTAGTTCAGTTTGACCACCTTTTGCAAATTCTAAAGCAGCTTCTCTTTGTCTTTCTGCTTCACGCCATTTTTTAGTTAGCTTAGCAATTCTTTTTTTAACACCTTCACTATACTGTTCTAACTCTTCTTCTTTTTTAGGTTCTTGTTTCTCGTCACTTGCTTCTATTTTCTCTTCTACTTTTTCCTCTACCTTTGGTTCTTCTTTTACTTCTTCAACTTTAGTTTCTTCAACTTCTACTTTTTCTTCTTTAGGTTCTTCTAACTGCACATCAACATCAGGGCCTGATGTATCAATGTCGACTAGATCTTGCTTATTTTCTTCTACGTCTGGCATAGTTATCTCCTTCTATGTTATATATTATGCAACACAGCTTCAGGATCACCTATAGTTCCTAAAACTTCGTCGTCGTTTAAAAGACGAACTTCGCCGCCTTCAATTGGTAATCGTGATCCAGCATATCTTGCAAATATTACCCAATCACCTTTTTTGCACCAAGCACCTGTTGGAAATTTTTCTTTATCATAATATGCTAAAGGTCCAATTTTTAAAACGTAGCCACAGTTTGTAGCGATACGTAATTTTTCTAATGATTCTTGTGCAATAATTATTCCACCTTTAGTTTTCTCTTTTGGTGTAAAAGG